GATACTTCGCCCAATCCGGGCCCTGATCTCCCTTGGCTGCATTGACCTGCGATGGCAGGGCAAAAGAAATAGCCGCCAAGAAGGCGACTACCAAAGTGATTAGTTTAGTTTTTAGTTTCATGGTTTCCTCCTTATTGCTGTGGAGCAACAGATGATGGTGACAGCTGAGCCTTAACTGCGTCTGCGGCCGCCTGAGCTGCGGCAGCCACTTTGTCTTGATTAGATGTTTCCTGATCGACCGTTTTTTGTGGATAGGTTTCTGCTAGGCTGTCTTTCAAATCCGCGTAGGATTGCTCAACTGCGTTGGCAATTGTCTGCTCGTCTGCGCTGGTGAAACCAAGCGACTTCAATCCGTCTTTCACAGCCTGAATGGCAGTCGATTTCTTAACCGCACCGTCAATCGCCTGTGTCACACCAAGCTGTTCTGCCGCAGTTACGGCTGCGTTTGCCAATGGGCCTAATACCTTTACCAAGGTGAGTGCCTGCTTGTTAGCCAGCAATTGTTTTGAGATCCAAGCCCCAATGATTGGGATTGCTGCTACTGCAAGTGATACCAAAAGTTCTGTCAAATTATTCATCATCATTATCTCCTTTAATGCCTACATGGTCTTCCAATCGAGTGATTCTAACCGAGTGACTGCCGAGCTCGTCATCATGTGTCCTCAGATGTTGTCCCAAGTCTGCCAACGACTGTTCGTGCAGCTTGAGCTGACGATTAATCGTCTCTGAAAGCACTTGAATATCAGAACGCAATGGATCTAAGGCAATCTTTTTGAACAGCCAGCTGCCCGCACTTATGCCCACCCCTATGATTGATATGAACTCCGCCCAGTCACCAATCGTGTATCCAAAAAATGTCACTCTCTCACTTCCATTCCACAAAAATAGCCGCTAGCTTTTGCTGGCGACATAGTCACTGCCTGTAATTTGCTTGTATTGATCTGGAGTGATCATTACCGGTACATAAGGTGTTAAATCAATCCCCCAACTGTAAAGTAGTGCACACTGATCATAATTAGTCACTTGATTTCGCCGCCTTCAGCTGTGCTACTTCAAGAGTTAAATTTGCGAGTAGCATCTGTTCTCCGGTCGGTGTCACTTGATTAGCCGCTTTTTCTAGCGCTGCTTGCTTATCGGTATCTATTACAACAGTACCGTCATCAGCCAGCTTTGAGGCGCCAATGGCAATCTTTTTCAGTTCTTCCGGTGCAATCAGAATGGCTTTCTCATCATCGAATGGCGTTTGCCACTGACTGCCGTCCCAAAACTCCTGCTGGTAGCCAGTGATATAGCCATCTTCATCAGTGTTAAAAATTGCTTTTACTTTGTCAGCTTCCATAACAGCCTCCTAAACTGCGTATACCTCAGTCATAACCGCCTTTGATAACGAGCCCGTATTGTTCTCAGCCGTGCCAACAATATGTGTGTCGTCATACCACAGAACTTTGAAGATGGTTCCAACATCCTTCATTGTGAAGGTCACTCTTAAATAGTTAGCACCAGTCGTGTTATAAATCAAAGCGGCCTTTGGTAACAGCGTGAACGCATAGTTGTTATACGTTGGTGATCCGTTTTGATAATAGCTCCATGCAATTAACCATCCAGATAAAGTCTTTGAAAGTGGCGTCGATATTGTTGCAGTATCTCCAGATTGCGGATAGAAAGCGCCATGCCAAACAAGCAAGTTATTATTTGTTAATTGCAAGACTCTTAAAGCATCTAAGCTGCTGGTGATCCACTCCAACGGCTTGTTACTGGCAGTTTGATAGTTGCCGCTTAGCGTTAACATACCTAACGATAGTTGCGCACTATCCATCAGCGTGCCTTTGTTATAAATTTGACTTAGCAAGCCAAATTGGCTGAGTTCGGTATGCGTCACCTGACTGTTGTCAGTATCCGAATACGTATCTGTGACGATCTTGCCATCGGCCATTGTGGTTGTCCCGTGGACGGTATAGTCAGCAACGCCATCGGGTTTGACACCTTTAAATGAAGAAATGAACTTAGACCCGGTAAATGTAACCCCGTTGAAGGTCATGCCGTTAAATGTTTCTGCCGAAAGAATCTTAGCGTCGATTTTATAAGGGTTCCATTTAGTCCCATCATAGGTATAATATCCCGTTACAACACCGCTGCTATCAGTCAGCCAATGCATATCCCCCTTTTTGGGACCTGATGGATACGCTGCACCAACAGTAATGACTGGCACATTATCACTGCCATCTTTGCCGTCACGACCATCAGTACCTTTGAACAATGCCCATGAGTATTTAGTTGGGTCGGTACTATCCGCTTGGTTCTGGTCAACATATTGGCCGAAATAAGACTTACCATTGCCATCTGTGGTTGAAAAGCCTTGTTTCCCATCAATGCTGTTAGCATAGGCTGTATGAAAGTAGCTAGTTTTGCCATCAGCTCCCTTAGGGCCCGGCACACCATCAGCACCATCTTCACCTTTTGGCCCTTGTACCAATTGCCAAGAATAAAGTTCTGGATTTGTGCTATCGGCTTGCGTGAAGTCTGTATAACTACCGATGTATTTTCTAGAACCCGGAGTATCCAGCGAAAAGTTCGTTTTACCGTCACTGCTATCGGCATAGGCAATATGGAAGTACGATGTCTTGCCATCGGCACCTGCTTTACCCGGCACCCCATCTTTACCATTCGCACCATCAGCGCCCTTGATTAGCGACCAGTTATAGTCGCTTGGATTCGTGCTGTCGCCAGATGTGAAGTCGCTGTAGAAACCAATGTACTTGCGATTAGAATCAGTTGTTGAAAAGTCGGTCTTCCCATCTTGACTATTTGCGTAAGCAAAGTGAGTATAGGCAGTACGGCCATCGGCACCCTTGGCACCGGGCAAACCTTGATCACCTTTGGGTCCCACATCACCGTCTTCACCTTTAAAAAGCGCCCAGTTGTAATCAGCCGGATTAGTGCTGTCTGCCTGTGTGAAGTCGCTATACGTGCCAATATACTTTTTGCCATCACCACCGGATACCGTGAACCCACTTTGACCGCTTACATCATTCGCCCAAGCGGTGTGAAAATAGCTTGTACGGCCATCTGCACCCTTTGCACCGGGAACACCATCAGCACCATCAGCGCCCTTAATCAATGCCCACTTGCCGGCGTAATCAGCCGGATTGTCACTTGGCACGGATGACTTGTTGCTGTACCTGAATGCCATGTATTTCTTATCAGTTGGGAAAGCTGACATGTTAGTGCCCTTGTCATCATCGGCATAGCGAATCCATGGATAGTATTGAACCGTTTTAGGCAAATTTTTGATCTGCTCAGCAAGTTGCCGATATTGGGCTGCTACCTGTTCATGCTCAATGAGGTAGTCTCCCAATGTTGCTGTGTGTGTGTCCATGGAATAGCTTGATTTGAGCTCGAGCAAGCGAGCCGACAGATACAAGTGTTCATCCTCGTCAGCTAAATGAATTGTGTCACCAATGTTGATATTTTGTGGCAGCACAGCAATGTCAGTCTCATAATTGACTGCTTCATGATTGTGAGCCTTAAGATCAGAGAGTGCAGATTGAAGCAAAGTCGCTTGCGAAGTAGCCGTATAAGTGACAACACGATTGATATACGCTGCATTGACACTCGGCGAACCACCTTTGGCTAAAAGCCTGCTCCATGTTTGGTTGGCTACCGGATCTAGCAAAACTCCCTCTTTTGTTAATACGTAACGACCATCGGGATCTGTCCACTGATAACCTTCAAGTGTGATTGGCTGTTGATCAGTGGTCTCGCCATCTTTGCTTTCAGGCGTACCCCCTGTCGGTGTGACGGCCGTATAGAGATCATAAATACTGCCGGACGTCACAATCTTATTGATGTCTTTATCAACATACAGCGTGATGTTTCTATCAGCACCTATGCGCTTATGAATGTTGATTAAGCGGCGCACAACCGTTGTTCCAGACACATCGAAGCTAAAGTCTAGTTCAGCATTATCAAACTGAGTCGCAACAGATAGAATGCGATTTAAAGTGGTGTCAGACTCGCCAGTCCATTCAAGCGTTCGCTTCAAATTAGGGATCTCGTTAAGACCGATTTCGAAACCCGAGTCATTCGTGAATAGGCTAATATAGTCGGCGATACCCATTGCTTGTTGAGCTTTATAGGGACCAACGGTCTCGTTAATCAAATCAATACCAGCATCTTCAGCAGTGAATGTCTCCTCACCAGCAAGCGGATCATGACTTGATTCCATAATTGTCATAAAGACTGCTTTATTGCGCTCATCCATATACAAAATGTAATTGCCACGTGCTGCCATCGTTTGAACCTTAGAAGACAGTTCAGGGGTGAACAGAATGGTTCCTGAATAGGTGCGAGCACCTGCTGAGATAAGCTGATCATCAGTATCATCGACAATGTGGATTTTCCCACCACCGCCAGCAGTTGCAGTCCCTAGCAGATGCCATGATCTATCCACAAAATAAAAATCTTTCATAGCCATGCCTCCTGCCAAGATACTTCAGCCTTACACTGCTTTGCCCAGCTTGATGTGAGCAATTCAATGGTGTTATTTCCGGGCTGAATTTTGAAGCCGCCCCAATCATTGCCGATTGTTTGCAGTGTCCGATCTTCTGCACCATTGACAAGAACACGTCGATTAGCAACATCAATTTTCACAACGTCCCCGTCTTTGAAGCGGTTAGGAATATCATCCCAGTAATCAACGTTGATCCACTCAAAGTAGCTATCTTTCCAGTTAATTGACCAACCACGTTGATCAGAGAATCCGGGGAACCAAGCTGTCCAACCGTCAATTGGCACACTAGAGAAGCCTGATACCGTCCGTGTCTCAATGCCGCCATCGCCTAAATCAATGCGATCCAACCGGAAGGTTAACTGATCACCCATTTTTGTGATAACGGCATTATAGTTGCCATCACGATAGTAATTGCGTGGCAGTAAGTCAAAGAAGAGCATCTGTGCGTGGCTGCCATCATAGACTGTGCCTGAAAAAACCCACTGGTCGTTTGAAGCACTATCATCAAACAGCGCAAGAGAAGCGACAATCTTGCCTTGATACGTTAAATTGAACTCGAAACGGCCTACTTCTGCGGCATTCGTCCCAACGTTGACACGATTGACAAACTGAAAATTAGCCGTGTTAGAGCCACTTGAATTTTTCGGAATGGTGCCGCTCATTGAAGGCCCATTCCAGTAATTGGAAGCGGTTCGTTCAGTGGACGGGTAGGCAATACCATTTGCATATCCAAACGGTCCCGACTGTACGTTGGCATCATTGCCATGCTCATAGTAAGGAAAAGCCGTAACCCCATTATTGAGCGTTACCCCTGTTGGCGTCTGATTGAAATCGAGATGATAAACGCGTTCAGACTTTTGCTTCACAAAGCCGTCAGTCTCATCGGGAGAGCCGAACTGTAGCACACTGCCCTGATCATTAATAGCAGTTAGTACGCCGTCATCACCGTTGATAGTAGCCTCGATAACTGGTTCAGACGGATAAGTTCCAGCATTAGGCACCGTGATGGTGTCGGTATAATATTCAGGATCCGCTGGGTTAGGCGACCATGGTGAAGCTGAAGTGCCTAGCTCAACCTTAATCCAGACTTCGATGGTGGCATTCAGATTGTACATTTTAAGACCAAACTGATTGGATGTCCCAGTTAAGGGATTCTTTATCGTTGTACTCGGCGCTGATGTATACACACCGTTGCCAGTGACATTGATAGGGTTAATCAAACCATTCCAGTTTCCTGTACTCATGCCATCTTTAATCTCAATATCGGGGTCACCACTATTGGGATCTATCTTGCCTTGATAATTGGTAACGATAACTTTAGCCGAAGTAGTAATGGTCTTCCCTGCTAAGTCTTCTGAAAGACCCATCAAAATTTCATACCCATCCACAATGGTTGTGTTGGATGCACTGGCGTGTGAAGCTATGGCAAGGTTCACTGGCACGTCCTTGTATGGCATGTTGTCAGCCGTCTGCGTGGCTACCGAGTGCGCAATGCCATCGGGAACAAATAGCGTGAACGAAGAAGTGATCGCATTCCGGCCTTTAGGAACATCGTCAATATCAGAAAAAGTAGCAATCCAATATTTTGATGGGTCATCGTTGAAAGAAACCTGATGGTTCTCACCGTGAAGTATGTCATTGAGCTTATAGAATGCCTGTCGGAACGAAAGATTGTCCGCTGCTGCAAGCCTGTAGCCAACAACAATCTCACGAGAAGGGTTCCGAACATACTGGATAAACTCACCATCTGACTTGCCAATCGTTTGTTTTTCGATTGACTGGCTTAGTAGTTCTCGGCCACTGACTTGTAGCGTGCTATAACCCGGAATCAAGTCTTCAATGTAATGGCCATCTATTAGCATCGCCTCTGCTGGGCGCTGATTATCATCAGAACCCGTGAAGGGCGTTGTTTCCCTGAAATCATACAAAATTAAAATAGCCCCTTTCGTCGATTGCTCATTCGTGTCATGCGACTTAGCTCTGTTTGCATTGGGTTTGCGGTTACACGAGCAACCTCTCGGCTGTCAACGTAAATAGGAACCTCAATCGTTTGCTTGCGAGTGTAGTTGACATCAAGATTTGAAGACAAGGTTGCGCCCTGTACACTGTTATTAAGCGACTGCAAAGACGCATCAAATGGAGAAGTATTCACTGCCGGCATCGTAACTGCAGCACTGTCAACAATAGCTTGTGCCATGCTCGAAACATTCTTTTGGACGTCTGAGAACTTGTCAGTAAGTCCTGCATTTAATCCGTTCATGATGGCGTTACCAGCAGGTATGAGCAGCTTGGCATCGTAACTGATTGGGCCTTTATGCTTGCGAATCCAAGAAGCAATTCCGCCAACAAAATCGGTGATCTTCCCCCAAGCCGCTTTGAGGCCATTGAAGAAGCTATCCATGATAGCGCGGCCAGCGTCAGCCAGGCTAAAATTACGAAGCGCATTGAATGCTCCTTTGATGCCATTAACTATTCCACTTACCATGCCAGTAAAACCAGACCATACAGCCTTAGCACCATTAAAAATACTAGTAGCAGCTCCAATCACAATAGACTTTATGTTGCTCCAAGCTGATGAAAAAAATGATGTAATGCTGTTCCACAATCCGGAAAAGAATCCGGGAAGTGCGTTCCAAATTCCCTCGGCTGTGCTGACTGTTCCGCTCCATAGTCCTGATAAGAATGAAACAACACTGTTCCATACGCCCTCAGTGGTAGACACAATACCGCTCCATAATCCGCTGAAAAATGACGAAAGCGCACTCCAAATAGCGGAAGCGGCAGATACTGCACCATTCCAAAGCCCCTCTAAAGTTGAAACCAAAGTATTCCAAACAGTCATTGCATAAGTTT